TGACCAGTGCTATTTCCGTTTGCGATTGTCGGACTGATTTGACTACCAGCATTGAAAACCGTAAGTGGTTCATTCAGATTAATCGCAGTGGTTGTTGATACATCAGTTCCTTTTCGAGAATGATTGGATTCTCGAAAGAAATACCACCTGTTCCTTTGCGCCCAGTTCAAGATTTACATTTGTGTCATCACCATCAACATCAATTCTTGGTGAGTTTCCTGTTGCGGTATTACTCATTGTGATANAGTTTACCGCAGATGTAACACGATTGAACTCTAGAAGTTCGTTACTAGCACTATCAAAGAATGTGCTTTTTATTTGTCTCACCACCAAAGTCGATTATTCAAAGCCAGACCGTTGATAGTTTTATTCGTCAATGTTTGTGTGGTATTGGCTAAAACAAATGTGTCATTAGATGATAAAGCAGGAATAGTTACATTTCGGTCTGCGGATAATGCACCTGTGACAATAGTATAGTTATGAGAACTATCAGCATCAGGCATTCTCAACGCAGATATAATNGGTGAGTTNAGAGTTTTNTTNGTNAGTGTTTGTTGACACGAATCAACAATAAGTGTTCCACTTGCTCCAACAGGAAGATAGTGGAATATGTCGGCTGTTGGATTTGAGTCAAGTAAAAGTCTTGATTCAAAAGCATCCGCAGTCGCACCCTCAAAAACAACACTGGTAGAGTCAAANGATACNTGACCNCCNNCANNACTTCTACCAAGAAGACCATAAACTTCAGTAAAGTTNTCATTAATCTTCTGTGCGGCGGTGCGGAGAGTATCACCCGTCCCGTCATTCGCTGCTGAACCTCTATTGATAGTTTGTTTTGTCATTCCTAAATCCTAAAACATTTAATTCTATTTATACAAATTTTCTAACTAAGATGACCCAAGTTTAACAAATATTGGTCGGAGTCTGTGCTGTAGAACACATGTCTGTCTTGGTCGAATGTCTCAAAGNNNAAGTNNTTAGACATATCCATACCGTTTGTTCCAACTTCGTCCGAATCATCAAATGTTGGTGAAGACGCAATCTGTGCTTCACGCAACGATGAGTATTGATTGTTGATTTNTGAAATCTGAAATGGAGTGAACTTTTCGAGATTTACGAGTTCTGGTCTGATTCTACTTAGGATACCAGATGAATCCACATCAGGGTCATCTACAAGAGAGGTCACATCAGACCTTGCACTATCAAGGAAAGAGGCAATACCTGTAATAGCAATCGGTGGAGCCTCTGCGATTGTAACAACAGGAGCGGTAAGTGCATCCTCCACTGCGGATACAATCTGTGTCTCTGCACCGATAAACATTCCTGCTGGATGAACAAAGAGTTTGTATGCGTCTCTCCATTCACTGAATGATAACTCTGATTTGACTAGAATCGCAAACTTCTGATAAAGTTTATCATTGGTTAAAAACTTCTGAGATTCAAATCCGACAGTAGAACCACTATCATTTAGATTGAATACTTGTTCTTTGGTGTAAATGATGTCAGGGTCGATACCAAAGAAGGTTCGAAAGAACTGTTGTATTGAATACTTTGTTCCCTTTGAACGATACAATGTGTTGGAATATTTGGCAGCCGCACGTTTGTCAGCAAACCCCTCGAAATATGCCGCACCTAGAAGTAGTTCTTGTTCTACATATTCTAGAAGTTCAATATCTGTTTGTGTAATGTCACGACTGAAAAATAAATCATTAATCAGTTTAGTAGGCGCATCTTCACTATTCTCATAATGGTAATACTCTTCGAGTAATGTTATGAGTTTCGGATATTCGGTTCGAAAGAACTCAGGTAAGACCTCTTTAATCTTCAGGTCATCAAACTGAATTTCTCTCCGTCCCAAGTCTCGGAGTGTATCGTCCTCTTTGTGAGACATTAGTTAGTCACTCCACTTTCAACATCTACTGTGCTTGAAACAAGTTTGGTGTCATCAAATTCAACGATGTCCGTTCGGAAAGGTGTAATCACACTTTGATTGGCTGGAGTTGCCGACAACTTGATAAAGTTATCTGCACCAACAAAACTATCAACCTGAAGACCTACGATATTGATTTTATCACCAGTATAGTCTCCAACATTATCAATAATGACTTCTTTGTCCTCGGTATTGAAAACCTCAAGTTTATTGGTGTTGAGTTTGTTTCGAACGATACAGTCTTTATTTCTAAATCTAAAGGCATTAGAGGTTACGATATGATTGACATCATCAGGACTTGCAATCTCAGCCGCATATCTAATATTGAATCCTTGAACGGCTGTCAGTGTTGGAGTGAATCGTCTCTGCATTTTGATATTCATACGAGAAGATAGAATGGCAGGACTTACATTATCAATAAGTGTCAATAGATTTGACCTTCGGAATGATTGTCCGAAACTACCCGTATTATCTGTAAAGTATTGACTGATTACAGTATTCACATTGGTCGCAATTGTATTCCTTGAAAGTGTGGTGAGTCTCTGATTGAACTGAAAGAATACCTCAAGTTCAATGAAGGTTTTTACAGGGTCATCAAACTTCAAAGAGAAAGAGGCAACAGATAGTTGTTCTGCAAGGTCTCGTATTGATTCCTTGGTTGTATCTTGAGTTGTTTGTGTCACATCGTCATTGAATAGAATTGACATGAATATTGTTCCAAACTCAGGTTCAAGCGCATCCTCACCACCAAAAGATTGAATGTCTTTGATGAGTGTGGAGAAGTTTCTCAATACGAGTGTGGAGTAATCAACAGCAGTCACCATACGATTCTGAGACGCATACTGGAAAGGAGCATTCTTACGAATTGACTCAATCGTCTCTTTATTACCACCTCCGACAGCATTTGNAACNGTGCTAACACTGACACTATATCCAACGGAATTGACCGTGACTTCATTCTGTGCTTCAAATGTTTTTGCGGTATTGGCATCAGGGCCATTCGTGGCAAGATATTCAACGGTAATCTTATTACCCTCATCAGGTGCGACACCTAAAGTTGTTCCATTACCAAAAGACAATTCAAAGAAACCGTTCGGTGTCTCTTTGAGAATATACAAGGTGGAGGCTGAACTGATTGTNGTCGCAGATTGTAAGTCGGTATATGTTGTAAAACTTGAGGAAGATGGATTCTCGAAGACTCTCACCACCGCAGTTTCAATATCAACATTTTTATCAGAGATGATATAAATCGGATTATCCACTGCTTTGGTCGCAAGGAATGTTTTAGTTCGAGCAGTTCCTTCTTTGATAACAATATCAGATGAACCTGTCGATGTCTTGAAGATATATGTTCCCTCTCCATTATCAGTCGCAGTCACGGTTTCGGTTGTCTGAAAGACATAACTTTCTTCATCAACGGTTGAGTTGAATTTGAAACCAGACGCAAGTTGAACCTGAGATGGACGAGGAGAGACACTACTTAGATTTATTGACATATTGATTGTTGCTTGGGCGGCAGTCTTAGAATCAGGAATATATCCAATACCCTCAGACAGAGACACCAGAGAACTACGAAGTTGTGCCGTTCCNAGAAACGACTCATTCAACGCAAAGTTCGCAATCAAGGCATTATAGTGTGTGTTGTATGCGAGAACATCCAGAATGTTCGACAATCCCGAAGCCTCAAAGTTATAATCTGCGAATTCATCCTTGTTCGCAAGAAAGGTCTTGAGATTGTTTTTAATCGCATCAAAGTCGAGCGCAGTTGATTTTATTGTTGTTGCCATTTTATCTTAACCTTGATATTGTTGTTGTGAACTCAACTTCATCGTTAGTGTTTACTACTTTGAATGTAAGTGTTACATCCAGAGAATTTTGGTCTGGTCTTAGGTCTACAACCAAATCAACGATTTCGGCTCTTGGTTCAAACTGTTGTATTGCCGCTATAATCTTTCTTCGTATAATTGTGGAACTACCCCGATATGCGAGTTCAAAGAGTTGTCCCTGAATATCGCCTCCGAAGTTAGGTCGAAATGGTTTCTCTAATCTGTTTGTCAAAAGAAGAGTTTTGATTGCCTGTTTGACAGACGCCGCATCAGTCTTTTTGAATATCTCACCACTTGTTGGCTTGGCACTAAATGTCAAGTCAATGTCAATATACTCACGAACACGACTGGTTGTTACACTAGCCGTGTTGAGATTTGTATCTTCCTGTGCGAATGCTCTTCTTGTTGCCATGTTTCTATTTATATGTTTTTATTCAAGAATCTCAATCAATTCATCTTTAGTCATCAATTGATTATTAAAAAATGGTTTCNATATCGAATGGAATGTTGTCAACCGTAAAGGTTTCATCGATTTGTGGATACTCAAGACCAATCTGTGCGGTAAGTTTACCATCAGGGTCATAGGTATC